TTAGTCATTGGTTTGTAGTTCTGGGTATAAAGATAATATTGTTAAAGGTAAAGGTTGAGTTTGTCTAACAAAAATAAAACCATCAGTATCATAATTACCTCTAAACTCCACAGCTTTATCTCCAGTAAACGTAGGTATACCTTCATCCATAGGATCAAACGATGTTCTAAATGGTATTCGTTCCATGTTATCTAATGTCTCGCCAACCTCAACACCAATAGATTCAAATAATCTAATGGTAATTTCATATATTCTTTTTGTCTTACCTTGTGATGTGCCATTTTGTGAACCAGCATCTAGTCTCATCGTTTGTAATATTGACTTGTAAGCTAAACCAACTTTAACATTAGTAGAAGAACGATCTAATGTTATTGATCCACTTGATACTGTTTTGTCAGGATGCGTTGCACCATTAGCTAATATACCAACTGTTTGTCCTTCAAGATGATCTAAACCTGAAATGGTTGTAACTGCCGAGCCACTATAAGCTAAAGCACTATCTAAAAAATTAAATGTTGTGTTATCTGTTTCTGTAAAATCAAATGTATTAATAAATTCTACAAACCTTCTTGTAGCACCATTGATTGTTCTTTTAACGATAACCCACGTTTGATATTCAGAATCATCTGTAGGTATAACTGAAACACTTTCACATACTGCTTTGCCTTCATTAGTAGAAGCTAATCGAGTAGCATCATCTAAAGATTTAATAGTTAAAAATCCTGTAGATAATGGAGATGTTTCTGTAATCGTAACGACATTACTATTAACTGTTGCTGTAAAATCAGAGTCAGCATCAACTAATGTTTTTAAATTTGTTGCTGTTTGGTTGTTACTAGATGTAGTATGAAATTTACCAGTTGTAGAAGATGTAGCGGATGTAAAGGTTGTAGTTGTACCATCTGCTTTTGTTAAAACAATTCTTGTACCATTAGCTATGTTTGCAAAGTCAGTAACTGTAACTGTTGCATTGCCAAATCGACCACCAAAGATATGTCTATGCCAAGCTGTAACTTGTTGTTCTCTTTGATAGGTTAAACCTATAAGTTCACCATCATCTCTAACTCCCCAAATAATTTGATTGGGTTCTTGTTGATAAGTCATTTGTGTTAATCCAGTTTCTGTAATGTGTTCTGCAAGTATAGTCATGTCAGGTGCAATATAACCATCAACATCAAAGTTGTAAGCTAACTCTCTAATTTTTCTTTTAGCTCTTTGTAAAAACAATGTAGCATTACCTACAGCAATAGCATCTACATTAGCTGCACCATGATTAGATTGTTTTTTAATTAATATGTTTGTAGGTGTAACTGCACTATCTGTTCCACCTCCTGATACTGTAAACTCACCACCTGCTGTACCAATAATTAAAGTTCTTGTAGCAGTCATAAACCTAATAGCATTTACTTGGTTAGATGCTATGGTATAAATAATTGCATCATCATCGGCTACTGTACCACCAATGTTGGCATCCATGTTTTCATAATCGCCAGACTTTGAAAAGAATATTGTTTGTGGTTGGTTTGTTGTACCTGCAAATACTAATCGTTGTTCAAAGAAAGTAACGCAAGATGGGTGTCCTGTAGTATCTGAAAAAGCTCCTAGTTGCCAATTTGCTGTAGCACTTGCACTATCTAAAGCTGTAATGATTGTTATAACTGCATTAGTAGTATCTGTTACTCCAGTTATTTTTGCATAACCATCACTTAAAAAAACAAATCTTCCTACATCTGTAGAAAGAAAACCACTACCACTATTAATACCAGTTGTTGCAGAAGCTACTAAAGCTATACCTGTACCTACTGCAGATTGACCAGGGTTTAAAGTTGTGTCTGTTGTGTTGGCATCTTGCATTGGTCCTTTAGTAAAATCTACATCTGTTAATGTCCAAGACGTATGACCTGTACGAGATAATTTTTCTACTTCGTGTGAAGGATGAGTGATGTACATAACGTCTGCTGATTGAGCAAACTTAATATCAAAGAGTTGTGCAGTTGTGTAAGGTGTTGTTATTTCAAAAACTTTATTAGATGCACCACCAGAAGTGTAAGTCGTAAAAGCTGAACTGTTTATATTAGTTCCATCTTTATCTGTTAATTGAAATGTATTAGTTGTTTTACCTGCAACTAAAAATCTTTTACCATTAACTTCTGTCATACCACCCACACCACTAATAACAACTTCATCACCATTTGTATAATCATGTGAGTTAGCAGTTACTACAGCAGGATTAGCTTTAGTAATAGCAGATATAGTTTTATCGCCTTCTAAAACAGAACCATCATCTTTATAAACTCTCATTTTAAGATTAGAAAACTCAAGCATATAAGTTTGTGTTGTAGAAAATTCAAAGGGTATAAGTCTTGTTTTGTTAGCACTACTAGCTACTTCAGCTACAAAAGTTGTACCTGATCTTCTAGCTGCTGCACCATGTGGGTATACAATAAAGTTTTCTAATGTTTTACATCCTGAAGAATATTTAGTTAGATCGTTCCTACCATCTAATCGTGGTGATAACTCTCCGCCTGTAAAGTTTGTAAGCTGTGCCGCAACTCGTGCCATAGTTTAATACCTTGAGTTTATAAAGGTACTAGCTTCTATTGCGTCTGTCATTCCAAGATCAGGTGAATTGTTTTGACCTTCAGTTGCATCTACAAACCTAGCATCTTTTAATTTATCTTGAAACAGTTGATACATATTTTGAGTTACAGGATTAGACGATGTTACTCCATAAGCAATGTCTGCTCCTAATGCTGCAGATAAAGTTTCTCTTAATAGTTCATCATATTCATTAGGGTCTGTAATTCTTGATACATATAAAATTTTCATAGAAGAAGCATTGCTTAAAATCTTTCTACCTTCTACTTTGTGATCTAAATCGTAATCTAATATTCTTAATAATCTTAAACAGTCAGCAGGTAAGGTATATTGATTTGAAAAACCCCAAGCAGGTTTAGCTGTATCTGCTGCTAGTGTTGCTCTCTTCTGTAAGCAGTTCCAGGGATGTGATCTAAATAATGAATCTCTAACTTGTGTGTATCTTGAGTTACACAACCTTGCGTTCTTTGAATCTTCTGTAAGTGATAGGATAGTAGTTGCTCCTAATTGATTTAATGCTCCGTTACAAATATCTACTACTGATGCCATATTTTTTCCAAATTTCTTTATGAGAAAGATTTACTTCATCTTTCTTATTTTTAGTTAATTCGTTGATATTACCTATATCAATTTTTTCAACTAAAGCATATCTATAAATCTTATTATCCGTTCCCCATTCAAAATGCAACAGAAGTCTAGGTTCTTTGTAAATGTCTATGAGTCTAGGATCAAATCTTGCTCTTGTCATGAAAGAAAGATGGGGGATTTCTCCCCCACCTAATTTAATTATTAGTCAATTGCGTATAACATTTGTAACTGAATAGTGCCAGTACCATTAGCACCTGCTAATGTAACTGTAACTGGAACACCATCTTTGTCGGCATCTGTTACTGCATTTTTGTCTAATGCGATTGTGTCTAACACAACAACACTTTCTGCTGATGTTGATGCTGCTGCAGCTTTGTATTGATCTACGTCTGCTGACTCAGCTGTATCATCTGCTTTGTTGTGTGCTGCGTAACCTACAGAAATTGTAGTAGACGAACCTAAGGCATCGTATGCTACTGTTCCTGATAAAAGTCTCGCACCATTTGGTATGCTAAACATATGTATTGTTGATTGTTCTGCACTCGCTTCATATTCAGCAAAAGCTATTCTCACTCTACCTGCGAGTTCGTTAGTTTTTACTTTTTCAGAAGGAGTTGAAGCAATCTTTGCTTGTTGTATTGAGTTTGCCATAATTATTTATCCTTCCTATTATGCTTCGTGTGCTTGAACTTCTACCACTTTTTCTTCTTCCATTCTTGTTGCTCCAATGCTCATGCAGTAGTAAACTTGAGTAGCATACGACTTGTCTGCTCTTTCGTCTATTCTTGCATTAACATCTTTACCAACTCCTAATGCAATACCGTCTGATGCGAAGGCAATACATTTTCTTTTAGAAGATGCGATAGATAGTCTGTTTGATACTATAAAGTTAAAACCTAAGAACGAGTTGATTTCACCATTAGCCAATGCTTTGACTGTGTTGAAGTCTGAACTTGTTACTTCAGTTGTACCTAATAGATCAGTGATTTGTCTAGGTGACACTATAATGTTTCTAGTGATAGAGGGATCTACACTTGCTAAATCGAACTTTTCTTTTGTAGTTCTTAATTTTGCAATCGTTAAACCATCAGTACCTGACTCAGTAATTTTCTGAGCTGAAGGTAAAGCAGTTGATGTTGATCCTGTTTCGCCAGTAAACGAAGTGCCTAGAGCAGCACTGATTACTACATCATCCATAGCTCTTCCCATTGCCATAGCAGCGGCTTGAGCATAAGATGAAGTCGGGTCTATTAAGAGTCTTACTTTGTCTTGTTGATCGATTAAATCAGCAAATTCATAATC